GGCGTCCTAAGGCGATGACTAACCTTGTTTAGAGCATTAGCCATGGCCGCCCTTTTTGACTGAAACTTCAGTTGATAACAGAGGACATCTCCCTACATATTCTCAAGTAAGTACATTTCTGTATTATACTCGGAGAAAGATCTATCGTATTCTCGATAGAACTTTCGCATACGTAAGGATTGTTCCTTGACTAACTCCTTCTGTCTCCAATCAATTGAAGAAACATTGATTGCAAGGTCAGACTTAGCTAGGTTATGAATCGAAGTCCAATTAGCATCTTCGTTAAGCAACGCGATGCCTTTTAGATCTTCTTTGCTTTCCTCAAACGAGTAAGCATAGATCCAAAAACCAGGTCCCACAAATTTAAGCAGGGCCTCTAGGAGCCTGAGTGATCAACTCTTACCAGAGAAAGTCTTTCATCAATTTTCATAGAAGAAAGACGTCTCTCGTTCGAGTTTCTTAATAGCTTCACGCTTATCATCAATCTTTAATTGCAATAGTGCATTATAGATGTGATAACGCATCAAAGGCAATTCCTCTTTCCGGGCAGAGAAACATCACATTATTGAATTTTCATCAATGTGACTCTTGTCCAACTGGATAAAGGAATTAAGGCCGAAGCTAGATCACAACACATTATTACATTCTGTTCTGAGTTTCTTATCAGAACGGAATGCAATAACGTGTCCTAGAATGTCATGGAAAGAAGAGATTATCTTCAATTTTCATGCTTCTGCAAGATACACAGCGAGGAATTTCTTATCCCTAATAAGTCTTAGCGTTAAGCCAGGACCTATAGGAGTTAAGTCAACTTCTGGACCTCTTCAAACTTTAGCAAATTCTGCGAAGTCAGATGACTGAACAGATTTACTAAGATTGATGGAGACACCAAGAAGAGTCATAAGATTATAGTACTCCTTGGCGACTTTATCGTTAGCAATAACTATATCGTCACCAAGAATACAATAATCCGTAAAATTCTTCGTTCCCACGTTATGAGCGGCCAACTTGACAATCACATGATGTGTCAATGCAAGCATAGCCCAAGAACTGTAGGCACCCATAGGCTGACCAACAGCATACTTATAAAAATTTCCTTCATAGAATCATTCAAAATCTAATAAATTAGATCAAGAATCTCCTAACGAAGGTTTTAAAATATTAAGTATGTCGCGTTGGATATCTATAGGTAGT